TTATACCCCTTTTCTCCATGTTATATTAACGCTTTTTTCATTATGTTTATTTGCGATGACGCGAATAATAGTAAGGCCATAGCCGTAAGGTAGAGAACATATTTCAGTTTCGTAGTCGTTAGACGTAATCAATTCGCTTTCCATCACTCCTTTAGTCATCTCTCCTCCTAAATCATAATGAAACGTGTCGTGAGTCAAGACTAGGCCTCCGTTTTTAACAAATGGAGCAATATTATTTAGATCTATTGTCACGTCCGAAGCCGTATGGGAGCCGTCATGAAGAACAATATCATAACATTCTTCATGAGAGAGGGTCGGGACCACCTCTAAAGAATTACCTTGGTTAAATGTCCAGATATCTTTTGAAGACTGAATGAAGTGGGAAGGGATATCGCTTCTCTCCGAAAGTGGACGCAAATCTACGCTGGTTATTCTCCCTCCGGTTATTTTTAAGGCCTTTACTAAAGATAAAGTAGAAAACCCACACCCAAATTCAAAAATATTTTTAGCTTCCATTCCTAAGGCCATTGAATAGAGCTCTAAGTAATGGCGACACAATCCCGTATCGCTAGAATGGTGCTTATTAATTATATCGTCAAGAAAAGGGATAGTTTCTACTTTCATATCATTATATCTTCGTATTTTTTTGCAACATTTTCTATTTCTAAATCTTCTCTCCTGAAGTTTTTGGGGCATTTAGCAGCTTCCAAAGCTCCCGTGGCTATAGCTTCTATATCTATTTTTGGGGGGTCGTAATAGGGGTAGTAGGTTCCCGGGGAATAGTCTTCTTCAAGTTTAACGACTACTCCATTGCCTCTTACTATCTCATGGGTTCCGCCGTTGTGGGAGCAGAGAACTGGGGTGCCACATATAAGGGACTCTATAACGGAGTTCGGGCATGTGTCAAACATGCAAAGGTGAATCATAGCGTCCGCTAGAGAATAAAAAACCGAAGTGCTGTAAAAGGGTAAAATAGGAAACAGGAAAACGTTTTCAGGCACGCATTCAGGCCCGTAATTTTTTAAAATATATTCTTCTCCTCCTAAGGCTATAAGAGCACAATCTTTAAGTTTGTTATTTTTAAAAGCTTGAATCGTTTCCTCTAGCCTCTTATGCCTACGCCAAGAAGCTGAAGCGATGAATAGTTTCCTGAACTTTTTCTTCAGTCCAGTTAGAAAGAAATAATGATCTCTTTCGTTTGCATTATGAGGAGAGTATTCCCTAAAGTCAGGGTTGATACCATTATAAATAATAGTATGATCTTTTTTTACGCCAGTAAAAGATTCATACATATTCTTAGCAAACATTGATTGAAAAACAATATGATCAAACTCTTTATAACATTTAAAAATAGGTGAATTTAATTGTTCGTTGTTTGGGTTATTGGAATCAAAATATAATCCATCTAAGCGTAATATATTTTTGCAAGAAGGATAGTAATTCCCTTGTATGATACAAATCGAATTACTTGGGTTATGTGGGGTGAAATCGTTTCCTCTTTTTACGAGCTCTTCTTTTAGCCTATGGCCAAACACTCCCGGCCCTCCACTAGGCGACGTATTATTTATAAAAAAACTTTTATTCAATATATCCCCTATTTCTAATGAATTTTTCTAATTGTTGCTGGTATTGATGAGCGTCTCCCCCTATCTCTTGATAGCCCCTGTAAAGATAACAGGGTTTATTTAGATTCATTGTTCTCTTTCCTTCTAAATGAAGTCGGTTGATTATAGGGAGCATTAATGTTTGATCCTCGCATCTTCTCATCCAGCCGCCTTCCGAGTCTTTAAAATTTTGTTTATTTATTTTTTTATAAATAGATAAAGGAAAAGTTCTGAAATGACTGCTGACCCATGGATGCTTATATACATCCACGCTATCATCTAAAGGCCCGGAACAGATATTAATACTATAAGGTTCCCATATATTATTAGTCCAAACACATCCTACTCCTTGTTGGTAGAGGGAAGCTATCCATTCTAAACATCTCCTTTCGCATAGCTGATCATCAGCATCTATTACGCCTATGATACTATCTTCTTCAGATAGCTTATCTAATATTCTGCAAGTATTTCTTACCGCATAGAGCCGCCCGTCATTGTTCGGCCAGTATTTAACGCAAGAAGGAGAGTTTCCTTGAGTTAGCCAAGAAGGAGATATAGAAAGGGGATCGTTAGATATTTCCAAACACTCTTTTTCAATATCTTTATAAGAATCGTGACTACCTCCTTGATCGATAGCTAAGTGAATAGTAAAGTTCTTATAGCTTTGAACTAGAACGCTAGTAACTAACCGTCGGAGATTGTAGATGCAATTACCATGAACTCGGACTACTATATTAAATTTAATAGGGTTTGATGAAATAAGCTAGGCCTTTCTTTAAGGTAATTCTCTATATTTTCCAAAGATCCGTTCCACCATTCTTCAGTAGTATGCTGAGAGTTACCAGAAGTTATAACTTCCAACCCTAGAAGTTTAGCCTCAATAGTTATTCTTGGGCACGTATCTTCGATAATAGGTAAGAAAATTAAACCTTTATAAGCTGAAAGTTTGTCCAGCATTTCATCATGAGTATCAGTAGAGATAATTTCATATTCGAGGTTGTGATCCAAAGCGTAAGAGACGGATTCAGAAACCCCTTTAGCTTGAGAATGCCAACCGGGATGCCCTTGAATAATAGCGTATTTATTATTTTTGGGGACTTCTCGTAAAGATCGCATTTTTTCAAAATGCTTTGGAAGAAAACAAGAAGAGAGTACTGTGGTTTTGTCTTGGGGGATACCTAGGGCGTTTTTGTGAATTTCCCTTTGTCCCGCCGACATATAAAAAATATGAGAAGCTTTTTCTTTAATTAAAGAGTAAATATTCTTTAAGCTTTGCGTTTCTGGATTAGTTAAGCAGTCGCACTCTTTTTTACCTAAAATACGATGGGGAGTCGGACCGCGATGACGGCAATAGCCATAATCAAAATCTATTTTAACAGTAGGCTTCGTCTGGAGTAAGGTTACTAAGGTAGCGTAAGAAACCTGATTCATCCCCATAGTATTACCTAGGATCCAGCATCGAGGGTTTTTAAATTGAAGGTGAGTTGGGGTGAGTTCTGAGGTAGCAATAAATTCAACTTTATCCTTAAACGGCTCTACTATCGCATCAAGAGTTAGAGAAGTACCTCCAAGTGCAATAGCCGAATCATCGATAATGCTGTATTCTATCACTTATTTCGCGTCGGGTCTTGTGGATGCTTGGCCCCTTTCCTTTCTTTAGCGTAATCTGAAAAGAATTTCTTTTTTACTGGGTCCTCCCCTTGTTGCTTTTCTCTCTTCTCTGAAAGCTCTTTAGACTGATCCCATAGTTCTCCTATGGTGCCTTTAGCCTTCTCCCTAAACTCTTTTGGTGAATTAGGGTCTATTTTAGTATCTATGGAGGCATTCGGGATAGTATAAACTCTATTGTATTCGATGCCATCTATCTCATAGGTATGTTCTTCATGAATGCTTTGCCAGACAGTAACCTCTTCTCCTGTTTCGGGGTTTTTGTAAATGTATTCAGGCATCTTTCATTAAATCTATTATAGCATCTGCTGTTTGGGAGTAAGGGTATTTCTGCTGCAGCTCTAACCCGTTTACATTAACCGCGGAAGCTTTGTGCCTTTCAATCGCTCTTTCGCATCCTTCTATAAAGGCATCCTCATCAAAGTCGAATATATTTCCTTGATTGTAGTGTCCACCTTTCTTAAAGAACATACCGTCAGCTGCTTCAGTTTTTCCAGAAGGTTCCACTAGACATGAATTAGATTCGTTTGCCCATTCCTTATAGGCCGTAGCGTTTAGTATTACGGCATGTTTGCCGAGAGCTACTGACTGAAATTCCGGAAGCCCCCATCCTTCGGCTCCCGACATACCTATTATAATGTCACTAGAGTTAAGGTAATCATTATAAAGGCTATTTTTTTGCATTAAGCCTAAAAAATTCACATTGAAATATTTTTTTCCCTCTAAGATTTCTGATATCATTGCATTGAAATCAGCTTCTTTTATAAAAGGGTTGGCAATAGCGCATTGTAAGGAGTAGTCTTTGTTATTGCCGTACTTCTTAACCCATGCGCGGATAATTTTTTTATGATGTTTTCTTTTTTCTAGTTTGCCTGTTAGGTTGAAAACTATTCGCCCTTCCAAGTATTTCTGATCTTTTACATGAAAATTATGCTTATCAAAACCTAAGGGAATATAATGGCAATTGTCGACACCGTAGTTCTTAAGAACTTCTTGAGAATAGCGAGAGCTGACCAGTATTTTTTTCTGGTTTTTGGCTATATTGACCTCAATGGAAGTAGGGAAGTCTAATTCATAAAAAGTAAAAAGAACTTGTTCCTTGGCGTAAGAGGTAAGGCTATCGTGATTTAAATGCCACAGCTTGAAGACGGGAGTATTTCTGTCGTAACTTTCAAACGCTCTCTTTATCCCTTCTTGGATCCATTTGTTTAAAGATGGTGAAATTTCTTGTGACGAAAGATCTACTGGACCAATCGCAAATAAAAAAGGCTGCACGCCCTTCTCGTGAAATTCACGAAGAAGGGCAGTGCTAACCTGACCAAAGCTTACACCGTTAAGCGGGAGATGTAAAGCTAGATCGGACATTAGAAGAGGGCGTCTTCCTCCGTCGATGCCGCCGCAGTCTGTTTTGACTCGGCGGTAGCGTTTGTGTCGCCTTTTTCTCGTTCTTCACTCTTATACAGTCGAAAGTCCGGAGCTTTTTCGTTGGAAATCGTTCCGTCTTCATTGTATTTGTGCTTATTCTTAAACACTACGAGGGAGACCTTGCCTGTATCATCTTTTAGTTCGATGTGTCCAGTCATGTACTGAGTGCCAGTAAGGCTCTTCTTTACCCAAAGAGCGCCGAGTTCGCGCTCTTTCCAGTCGTTGTTCTTTTGTTCGTCCGACATAAGAGTCTTTATATTACGTTCAATAGGTCAAGATGTCAACACTTTTTTTAAATAGAATCTAAAAATTTTTCGCTGTTAATTTTTTTTCGCAAAACTTCGATCCCTCTATTGTGTAAATTTATAGCTGTTTGGGTACTAACGTTTACGCTTTTAGCAATAGTGCACCATGAGGGTTTTTTGTTAACCGTGGAATATCTCATAGAAAATATTTTTTTAATTCTCCCGTCTTTTAATTGAGAAAGGATGTTATCAGCAAATTCAAAAAGGGAAGGCTCCGCTTCTTCTTGGGGTGATTCTTTAAGGCTCTCGAGAACTTCGCACTCTGTAGTGACGAGCCTGTCTTTAGATTTTTTATTTAAAGTGTTAAGGCAGTGATATTTGATTTGGTTAGCTAGCCATGTGGAAAATTTAACTTTTCGGTCAGGACTGAAACTGCGAGCAGAATTCCAGATTATTAAATTCTTGTCAGTAAAAGCTTCTGAAATATCAATATTATTGGCGTAAAAACTAGTTGAATACTTTTGAAGAATTTTAAAACAAAGGCCAGAATGGCGATTTATTAGCTCTCCGAGACTTTTTTCGCAGTTAATTTTCCTTATCTTCTCTGTCAGATAGACGTCGCTTACATTATTCCATTTGCCTTTTTCCATAACTCCACTTTTTCCGCGAAATCTCCAAAAGAACATGTGCTATCCCTCTCCATATTAAGGACATAGCGGTGATGTCTTTTAAACATACGTGGTAAAATTATAGAATATTCAACTAAATCGTCTAAATCTTTTTCTAAAAAAATATTTGCGTCCTCAAAGGGCTCTTTTGCTTCCTCTTGGGATTTTACGCTAGTTTGAACTAAAAAGGCGTATCTTTGCGATAAATCATCAGAAAAAAGCATGCTATCAAACCTGCAAATTTTTATCTCATAAAAAAACAAAGAGCTTATACTACCTAAATCAAAGCTATGAAAAGTAGCTAGAGCTTTAGGGTGAAGGTTTAAACGGGCAGAAATACCGCAATAAGCCAAATAGGGTTGGCAAGAGCTATGCAGTATAGAAGACCCTTCAAACATATAATTTCTTTACCCATGTCAAAAGCTTGGATGCGGAAACTATTTTCTTTGTTCCGTTTTTCTCGGTTTTCCAACTTAAGCAAAAATCTGCATCTTTCCTCACTAAAGGGTCATTCTTTTTCTCTTCTTCATTAGCAGGCTTAAAGTAAACCCTTTCAGATCCGTATTCTTCGTATCGAGAAAGATGTATTAATACTCCATTAATCTCATTCTTTAACCAATAGACTTCATCTCTTTCATACTCATTAAATCTAACATCTGTAATAATATTTATTTTTTCGGGCGCCAATTCTTTATTTAATAACGAAGTCCAATGCGTACCGTTTGATAATTTTCTCTTTATACAACCATGCGCTACGAGAAGGGGACGGATAGTATCCTTTTCCTTTCGAGTACAATTAGACGAATCTATTCCATAAAGTTCACGGCTAGCTATGCTTAATTCTTTCTTTAAATTGTTTGCAATAGACAATTCCCTGTACGGTAATTCAAGTCTTTGCAATAATTTAATTATAATTTCTGACAGCGTATTCTTTCCACAACCAGCTACGCCAGAGATACCAATGTTTTTGTATTTAAACTTCATTAAAATAAAACCAATATCTTATTAATTAAAATAAAATATAATAAACTTTTCCCTAGAAAGTCGAAGTGAAACGGAGACTTTCCCCGTATTTGATGGTTAATCAAAACATCGGCAATCTTTTTACTTTTCCCTGAGAATACTCCCCGGTTAGCCTTTTTCGGGTGTGTGGTAGTTTCCACCCATATGACATCACCTTTACTACTCGCCCAGCAAGCTCAACACCGCTGGTTCCTCCAGTTGCAAGTCTCCGACAGCAGAGCTGGACACAATAGATTGCGGACCTGCCTACCTTTTTAATGTAACAAGGCAGAAATGCTACAAAAAGAGTTTTAGGATGTCGGGGGATCAAAGTCAACATTTTATTTTGTGTAGATTTTTGAAAAAAATAAACGGAACCTCCCTTTCGGGAAAAAATCTGTTTTTTTCTTGACTTGTACCCCCTTTTAGGAATACTGAACCCATGCGCCTTTCTTGGGAACAGTACGCTTTAAATATCGCTTCTACCGTGGCGGAAAGGAGTGAGGATATCTATCAAAAAGTGGGAGCTTGTGCCCTGAACGATAGAAATATGGTAATAGCGGTGGGGTACAATGGCCTTGCCCCCGGGAAAGATGTCTCTTATGAATTTTTACGAAATCGCAACCACAGAAGACCCTACATGATTCACGCCGAAGTGAATTGTTTAAGCCTCGTAAAACGAGGAGAGGTTGAAATGCTTGCCTCCACCCTCTTGCCGTGCTCTGCTTGCGCAACGATGATATCCGCCTACGGCGTCAAAAAGGTAATCTACAATGAAATTTATAAAAGAGACAAAAGTGCTTTAGAAATTTTTAAATTTTACGGTATAGAATGCATTAGTCATGGAGATTAAATTTAAAAAGCTCCTCCCAGAAGGAAGAGAACCTTTCCGCGCAAACGAATCTGACGCCGGTTATGATTTGTTTTCTACAGATTTCGTAACTATAGAACCTTTTCAGCGTAGATTGGTATCTACCGGCATTTCCGTGGAAATTCCTCAAGGTTTTTACGGGAGAATCGCCCCGAGAAGCGGTTTAGCGTGTAAAAAAGGTATAGATGTGATGGCAGGAGTCATAGATTCCGGCTATCGCGGAGAAATAAAAGTTTTATTAGTAAACCTAAATTTCGAAGGATATAATTTAACACCTAACGCTTTTGAAGCTATGTTCGGCTCACGAAATAAAACAGACATCAAACCGGGAGACAGAATAGCCCAGTTAATTATTGAGAAATGCCACAGTGTTGAGTGGAATCTTATCGAAAACCTAAATCAATCTCAACGCGGAGCAGACGGATTCGGTAGCTCCGGACAATAAACATATAATGCAACATAATACTTCCCCGAATTCGGAGAAAATCTCTTATAACGCCAAAATGGTAGGCTCTGAAGTACAAGTAGTCAGAAGCAAAGAAGGCGCAGGATGGAGAGGAAAAGTGGAAAAAGTAATAGATGAAGAATACTTTGAAATATCCAAATTCGAAAACCCACTAGAAACAGAAATAGTGTCGATGTACGATATAAGGTCATTATCTTACGAGACTTTGTGACCCACTAGTCACGAAACACTGACCCCATTAAAGGTAGGTTAGTCTTCCTAGCCGAGGTTAGTCAGGAGCCGCAAAAGACATACTTTAACCAATAAAACAGGGAGTTTTCTCTTCTCCGCTTAGGTTAAAGTGATAGCAAAAGAGACAACATGGCACAGTCCCTGCTAAAAGGACGGTATGTATTTACCAAATACTCTTAGCAGGGGCTTGCTTGATTTCGCAACGCCGTTATTCGATGAAATAGAGCGCACTTACAATCCGGCGTTTGCTGAGGAAGATGGGGATTACGTTTTTGAGGTAGAAATGCCCGGCTTCACAAAAGATGACGTAAAAGTCAATGTGGACGCGGCAGGGCACCTCAACCTACAAGGAACCACAACGAGACGAGGAAAAGAGGTAAAGTTTGGACAAACTTACCACATTCCCGATAAAGCCGATCCGTCTACTGCGGATGCCTCTCTGAAAAATGGGATTTTCAGGCTAATATTCAAAAAGAAAAGCAAACACAAACCCAAAGAAATAAAAATTAAATAAAAGGGTCTAAAAGAACCGGGCTTCGGCCCGGTTTTTTTGTGTAATTATTAATATGCCGCTTCCTTCGCCAAAAAAGGGTCAAGAAAAAAAAGACTTTATTAACTCCTGCATGGAAAGCTCTATCATGAACCAAGAGTATAAAGACCCTAAGCAACGTCTCGCAGTATGCCACTCACAGCACCGAAGATCTTCCGCCGCAACGACTTGGAGCGAAATTGAATTTGACAACTACTTACTTTTAAAATAGAATTTTTTAAATGACTAACGACGTCATCTTAACTCAAGCCGCCCATGACCAATTAGTTGGCCTTACTGAGCAGTTAATAGAAATATCTATATGGCAAGACGCCGAAGCTAAAGCGAAAAACCCCCTTAAAAACCCGGGAGAGAGCTTTATGACCAGTAAGCTTAAACTAATTAGAGATACTTTAAAAAATGAATCTTGATAAAACTTTAAAAAAGCTCCTGACGGAAAAAAAAGAGTTGACAAACTCTTTAGAGCTTTGTTGTGAGAGTATTGGGTTTTGGGAAGAGAGGGCTGAGAAAATTTTTGAAAAAATGGACGAATTTGAAGAAGAGGCTCTTTTTTCTTCTGGAGAATCTCACGATAAAAAATTCAAAAAATTACAAAGAGAATCGGGAAAAATTATGAAAAGGATTGATTTTGAAAATAACCAGTTAGATGCACTCGAAGCTCAAGTTTTGGATTTAGAGGAAAAAATAATTACCACGCTAGCTCGTTATGCCAAAAAACAAAAAAAATAAAAAATATTATTTGATTGAATCAGAAAAAAGAAAATGGTCATATGGGGCTTTCCCTCATTCGGAGGAAGGGTTAAAAGAGGCTAAAAGGTATTTATCTGCCCTTCAAAAAAAAACGGATGAAAAGCTGGCGATAGTGGAAAAATGACTTGACTCCGCTCCCCGCTTAAACTAAAGTAACTCACACACCCGCTTGGGGTGTATTTTTTTCTACAAATGGAAATAAAAGTAAAAAAAAGAAACGGTAAGCTAGAAGAATTCGATGTCGAAAAGATAAACAAGTGTGTTTACCGAGCTTGCGCAGGTATTGACGGCAATAACGTGTCGGCCAGCGAAGTAATACTCGACGCCCAACTTCAGCTTTACGACAAAATAACCACCAAAGAAATTGACGAAGCTCTTATTCTATCAGCTCGCGCTAAAATAGAAAAAGAACCCAATTACAGCAACGTTGCCTCCGCTCTTGCCGTTAACGCTCTTTACAAAGAAGTTTTTAGGGAGAGCGTAGATTCTGATACTTTCGATTTACAGTACAAAAAATCCTTCGTACAAGGAGTAAAAAAATTAGTAAAAAATGAAGTCCTAAGCCCTAGACTTTTAGACTACGACCTAAAAAAACTTTCCGAAGCCATCGATCCTGAACGAGATAAAAAATTTAAATATTTAGGATTACAAATTTTAATAGACAGATACTTTATTCGCGTTAATAATAAAATTATTGAGTCTCCGCAGGCTTTCTGGATGAGGATTGCTATGGGGCTAGCTTTAAATGAAGACAATAAAGAAGAAAGAGCCATTGAGTTCTATAACCTTTTTAGCAATCTGCTGTACACTCCTTCCACACCTACCTTATTTAATAGTGGCACTACTCACTCTCAATTAAGTTCATGTTACTTAAATACATTTGATGACAGTATCGACGGAATCTTCGAAGGAGTCTGGCAAGAAGCCCGCAAAAGTAAGCACGCCGGAGGTCTTGGCTTTGATGTTACTAATTTTCGTGCTTCTGGGGCTTTTATCAAAGGCACAAACGGGATTTCTGGAGGTCTTGTGCCATGGCTCAAAATCCTCAACGACACACTCGTTGCAGTAAACCAAGGCGGTAAAAGACCCGGCGCGGGATGCGCTTACCTTGAGCCTTGGCATCTTGATTTTGAAGACTTTCTAAATCTACGCCGAAACACTGGTGACGAAAGACTTCGTTGCCATGATATGAACACTGCCTCATGGGTTCCTGACCTTTTCATGAAAAAAGTACAGGAAGATGCTGACTGGTATATGTTTTGCCCATCTGACTGCCGTGAACTTCATGAAGCTTACGGAGAGGACTTTGAAGAGTCTTACGATTATTATTGCAAGCACGCCGAAGAAGGCACTCTGAAAAACTTCCGCAAGGTAAAAGCTAAAGAGCTTTGGAAGAAAATGCTTAAGGTTTTATTTGAAACTTCCCACCCTTGGGTAACATTTAAAGACCCCTCTAATATCCGATACAGCAATCAGCATCAAGGCACGGTTCATTCTAGCAACCTTTGCACCGAAATTCTTTTACACACAAAACCTTCTCAATATAAAGATGGAGAAAAAATAGAAATAGGAGAAACAGCAGTATGTAATCTAGGAAGCGTAAATTTAAAAAATCATCTTGAAGACAATGGATTAAATAAAGATCTTTTAGCCTCGACTATTAAAACTGCCATCCGGCTTTTGGATAATGTGATTGATTTGAATTTTTACCCAACTAAAGAAGCGGAGAACGCTAACATGCAGCATCGTCCAATTGGGCTCGGCATGATGGCCACCCATGACGTTTTACAGATTCTTGATATCCAGTATGATTCAGATAAAGCTGTAAAATTTATAGACGAACTAACAGAATTCTTTTCTTATAACGCAATCCTCTCCTCCAGTGAGCTAGCTAGAGAAAGGGGTAGTTATAAGACTTACTCCGGTTCTCTCTGGGAAAAAGGCCAGCTTCCTATTGACACTTATAACGCCCTCTTAGATTTTAGAAAAAAATCTCCAAAGACTCCCGTTCGGGGAAAACTTGATTGGAAAAAAGTAAGGGAACATATATCTAAATATGGAATGCGAAACAGCAACACTATGGCCATCGCTCCCACTGCCACTATCGGGTATATTAACGGCGTGGAGCAAAGTATCGAACCAAACTTCTCAGTAATGTTTGTTTACGAATGTAAGAGTGGAAACTTTTACGTTGTTAATGAGCAGTTTGTAGATGATATGAAAAGGGAAGGCTTATGGAGCCCTCAGTTAGCAGAAGCTGTTAAGGAAGTGGACGGCGATGTTATGCTTCTTGACATTCCTAAAAAGTATCGCGAAAAATATAAGACTGCTTTTGACCGTGATATGTTTAAGTTAATTGAATGCAACGCGGCTCGACAAAAATGGATTGATCAAGGCATTTCTTTCAATTTATACAACAAAGGAACAAGTTTAAAATATTTGAATGATATTTACATGGCCGCATGGGAAGCGGGACTCAAGACTACCTACTACCTGCGTAATCGCGGTGCGTCGAAAGTAGAAAAGTCTACGAAAAAAGAATATACGGAAGAAGAACAGGTAGCTTGCTCTATTGCAAACCCTGAGGCCTGCGAAGCTTGTCAGTAATGGATTACTCTAAAGTAAATATTTTTTACCCTGTTATCGGGTATACCGGTATGGTGCACTCAGACTATATGATGAGCACTATTGACCTAATGTCTGTATGTAGGCAAAAGGGTATCAGAATAGGACTGCGTTCTATATGGTTTGAAAGCTTAATTAGTAGAGCACGAAATGCTTCTGTGGCTTTTATGCTAAATAAGGATTATACCCATTTACTATTTATCGACACCGACACTCAATTTTCCGCGTTTGACGTAATGAAACTTCTTGAGGCGGATAAAGATGTAGTGGTTGGAGTATATCCTAAAAAGTATTTTAATGGCCAAAAAATTGAAGCGATGGCCTCAACTGGCAGATTCCCAGAACATTGGAGGCATCTTGCTACTGACTTTTCGACAGAAATAAACCCTGAAGAAATTCAGAAGGCTAAATCCCAAGATATTGTAAAGGCTAATTACGCAGCCACAGGATTTATGCTTATAAAGCGCGAATGTATAGAAAAAATAATTGCAGCTAGACCTGATATAAAATATACAAACGATATTGATGGTTACGTAGAGGCAGGAGATAATTTTTATGATATTTTTCGATGTGAAGTGAATCCAAAAACTAAAAAATACGAAAGCGAAGATTACGGGTTCTGTAAACTATGGAAATCTTTAGGTGGAGAAATAAACGTTGTGACCGATATAAGCCTAGGTCATCGCGGATTTAATACCTACATAGGCAACTTAAAACTACAATCAAATTACTATACGCCAAATGAGTGACTCGAAAAGCGGACAAATATTAGGGAAAGATATAGCAGGTGTAAATTGCATACTCCCCCACAAGCATAAAACTGCGTGGGACTTATTCTTAAAAGGATGCGCAAACAACTGGATGCCTACGGAGATATCCATGTCCGAAGACATTAAACAATGGAAAAACGGAGAAATAACAGATGATGAAAAACTTTTGGTCAAGCGTTCACTCGGCTTTTTTGCTGGGAGTGAATCTCTTGTTGGTAATAATCTTTTGCTTAGCGGGTTTCGCTATATTACTGACGCTGAGTGTCGCCAGTATATTTTACGACAAGCGTTTGAGGAAAGCCTTCATAATCTTACTATTGTTTATATTTGCGATTCTTTGGGCCTTAAAATAGATGAAGTTTACCGTGCTTACGAAAACATTCCCTCAATTAAAGCTAAAGATGATTTCTTAATGGAGATTACTACTGACCTGAGTCGGCCAGACTTCAATCCTCATACCCAAGAAGGGAAAAAAGAAATTTTAAGAAATTTTATTACTTACTGGATTGTGTGCGAAGGGATATTTTTCTTCAGCGGATTTGCTATGCTTTTAGCTTTGGGCCGACAAAACAAAATGCAAGGCATTGCTGATCAAATAAAATACACATTACGAGACGAAAGCTCCCACATTCAATTCGGAACCTACGTAATTAATCAGATTATAGAGCAAAATCCAAAAATATGGTCTAAAACATTTCAAGACGAAATTACAGAATGGATTAAAAAGGCCGTAGAACTTGAAATAACTTACGCTAAAGATGTATTACCGCGAGGCATTCTAGGCCTTAATGCTGATATGTTTGTCGATTATATGCATTATATAGGCAACCGAAGACTGGAAGGAGTTGGGTTAGAATATCGCTTTCCTAGTGATAAAAACCCCTTCCCTTGGCTCGGAGAAGTAGTGGATGTTCAAGCTATGGGTAACTTTTTTGAACGCCGAGTCAGAGAATATCAACAATCGGGTTCCCTTGAAGATGACTTTTAATGTAACATCTTATGAACGACAATGTCACAATTCAAATTCTCCTCTGAGGCGTTTATGTTGGGGCAAATATCATGTGAAATGATAGCCTTAGCTCAAGAACTTAACTTAAACCACGGCGAAAAACTTAATGGAGAATTAAAGTCTTTAGATAAAATCGTGCAGAGAATCAATAGAGTTAAAAAATTAATCCATAAAAAAGATGAACCCATCCGAATTTGAAAGAACAAAACCTAAAGAGACTTATTCTGCGATAATGAAGGCTAAAGTAAAGTATGAGACTTTACTTAAAGAAACTGTGATTATGGAGGACACGGACGCTGTAAGGGTAGAGATGGCAAGAGTTTTCTTGAGGGATTTAAAAGAAATTTTTCAAAAATTCAAATCTGGCAACTAATATTGTGTAACAATATACATGGCTAGTATAGCAGATCAATTCAAAGGACTCCCAATTGGGACACTCATCGCGGAACCGTTGCTTGGAGCAGCGAAAGCACAGGGCCAATTAGCCCACACGACAGAAAATTTTATCAAGGATATCGGTCTAGAAGACGATGGGAATGGAAACCTTAAGGCCCGAACAGTAGAGTTCGATTACGATGCACCTATCGAATCAAAAGATGCAAATGGAGCTATTACAACAAAAATTGAAAACAGAAAACTTAAAGTCCCATTGCTTTCAGTTATACAAACCCCAAATCTAGGGGTAAAAAAAGCTACCGTAGACTTCGATATGGAAGTCAAGTCTAGCACTCAAGACACTAGCTCTGTAAATACTCAAACCGATCTTAGTGTTAAGTACGATAATTGGTGGTCGCCGGTAAAAGTAGACTTAAAAGCTTCAGTATCTACCAAAAGCGAAAATATCAGGAAAACTGATAATTCCGCAAAATATACCGTTCACGTAGAAGCTCGTGACGACGGGGCTCCAGAAGGCTTAATGAAAGTTCTTGACATTCTTGGGGCAGCTATTCAACCTGTTCCTGCTGGTGGAGGCGGCGGAGGCTCCTCATCTGGCGGCAGTGGTAGTAATTAATGGCTGACGACAAATTACCTTATTCAAAATCTGGATCATTTAAAGGTGCTCCCGCCTTAAAAACGTTTGATCACCTGATCCAGTGTCTCTATAACTCAGTGGTTTACGCTCAGCGATATGTGGAAACTGAGCATTTAAAGCGAGTTATAGGGACATATTTTGATGAATATGGGCGACCAATTACAAAAAAGGTCGTTCTTCCCACTACTGAAGGAGAACAAGAGGTAGAAATACCTTTAATGACTCTTGCAGGACATAATCATCTTAAGATAGATTCTCTAGAAATGGAATTTGATGTGGATTTAGGTCAATTTGAAAACGAGGACAATCACAAAAAGCGCCGAATGATTGCTATGATTGGAAGAAAAGACCCAAAGAACACATTAGCCAAAGTAAAACTAACTATAAAAAATGGAGACACCCCTGAAGGGCTAGCTCGAGTTAATGATAAAATTGTAAAAACTATTCCTAGTTGATATAATTAAGTATGGCAAGTGGCTATTTAAGATTAATGTTGGATTCAGCCCGTCGATGCGCAGCAGCAACTCAAGACGCGGCAGAAGATGCACGAAAAGCAGCTCAAGAAGCTCAACACGAAGCTCAAGAGATTGACCAGATGGCTCAAGACGCCGCCAGTAAAGCCGTAGAGGCGGGCGAAAGAGTTAAAGTGCTGGAAGCTAAAGTGTTAAAGCATGACAATATGAACCAAGAGGCGAGTGCCTAACCTTGTAAACGATATTCCCATCACTTCTGATGGGTTTGCTCATGTTAGTTGTATTGTAGAAATCCCCAAGGGGACAAATACAAAATACGAATACAACGAAAAATATAATATTTTTGAGCTAGAAAGGTGTCTGGTTTCTTCACTTCAATACCCTATTAATTATGGGTTTATTTCTCAGACTTTTGCTCTTGACAATGACCCTCTCGATGTTTTAATCTTTAATCACGACCCGATAGATAGAGGAAGTTTGGTTAAATGTAGAATATTAGGAGTTTTAGATTTTGTGGATAATAAAGAAATAGACTATAAAATTATAGCCGTACCTCATTGGTCCCCAAAAAGCAGGTATCCACGCCTTAACTCTATCGAACCTGAACATCTTAAGATATTTAAACAATTTTTTCGTATCTATAAAATAGACCGCGTTAATACCGTAAAGGTAGGAGAATGGAAAAACGGAAAGAAAGCTTTGAGTATTGTTACGGATGCTCATAAAAGATGGAATGAACGGCAAAATAAATAATTTCTTTCTTGTTATCGATGATTTTCTAAACGAAGAGATCGTAGAGGAACTCTATCGTTCCCTCTTGCAAAAAGATTTTGAATCGTTCTTCGTTTTTAAAAAAGATCTAAATAACTCCCATGAAGTCGTAAGCCAACGAACCTCAATAAACGATATCATTCGTAAAACATGGATTGACAACTTACCATTTCTCAGTGAAGGCGTAGTGGGTTTTGAAGTATGGTCGAATTTCATGCAGGGAAACTCTACCTTAGGTCTACATATCGATTGCGATGAACAATATCACGCCACCACCGGAAACTACAGAACCCCCATTTATACTTCCGTTCTTTATTTAGGTCCTGAAAATCACCTAACTGGAGGAGAGCTTGCTTTGGGTTTGAATGAGCATTTTAATGTATCTAACGCTTCTGCGACAACGCGATGGAAAGATTTTGAACAGGTAAGAAAAGACGATAACAATTGGGTAAAAATCTCTTACAAACGTAATAGGCTTGTTGTTTTTGATCCATTCTATCCCCACCAAGTCCTCCCTATAGAAGAAGGCACCGAAAAATCTCCCCGAGTAGGTCTCACTATGGCCGCTTGGGATCGTGAAATAAAAATAACAGAAGAAAAGAAATATTAACATGGGAATGTTTGATGATATAATCGTACCGAAGTCTTATTTGAAAGGCTTGTTAACAAAAGAGCAAGAGAAATTAATTAAAGATAATAATTATCAAACTAAATCTCTTGAAAATTTTTTAAGCCAATATAAAATTTACAGACAAAAGCTCTATGTAAAACAAGGAGAGTGGAAAAGCGGTAAGGATGGCGAATGGATTAAAGACACTTATACCGGAAAAATTAATTTTTACACATCTTTCTACGATAAAGATGAAAACATGTGGTGGAGTGAATATGAATTTACTTTTCAAGCTGGAGTATTAGACAAAAAAGAATTAATTAAATTCGCAATGGAAGAGACCGCCGCAGAAGCAGAAGCGCGAGAAAAAGAATGGGAGGAAAAAGCTAAAGAAAGAAAACTTTTTGAAAAGACTTTTAAATATAGATTTTACAGTAGATTATTAAGGCTTTTATCCCGCTTACATCATTGGGCCGCGAATAAAACAACATTTACTGGGCCTTAAAGTGTAAATATAAGGTATGAACCGGGGGTTTAGCCTTATTGAGTTGCTGGTAGTGATTGCCATAATCGCTATTCTCATGGCTTTACTACTTCCATCTTTAAGCTCTGCTAGGCAAACGGGATGGCAAGCTCAATGCATTAATAACCAGCGCCAACTTAATTTAGCTTACGCTGAATTCGCTGCCGACCACGAAGATAGATTTCCTTACGCCTCAGCATGGAGAGCTGAACCTAGCGGAATGTGGGCATGGGTAGCAGACAGCATGAGTGGAAACGGAGCTTGGGGGCAAACTGACAGGCCATTGTTTTGGTCGCCGCTCAAGCCTTATGCTGGAATGGGTATTTTTGGATGCCCCGGAGATAAGTCCGTGGTAATGTGGCAAGAAAAAGCTAAGGGCGCTACTAATTGGGTCAACGTTACAAGAAAAAGACCTCGCTCTTATAGTATAAATATTTTTGTAGGAGGATGGTCTGGATGGCCTTTTGAAGCAGATACTCAACATAAAATTTACCATACTTACGCAGACGTAAAAGATCCTTCTTCTATTTTTAGTTTCATTGAAATGCCCCCTCAATCTATAAACGCTGGTAATTTTAGAGTACCACCTACCCTAACCGGAAAGGAAAGCGCTTTCTCTATGGATTGGCCGGGAGTCTATCACAACAACGGTTCGGTAGTCTCTTTTGTAGACGCTCATGTTGAATTTAGGAGATGGCTAGAAGAAGATACTAAAGTCATTCCTGAAGCCGTTCAGAACCCAACCACAATAAAAGATCTTGTAGTCAGTCCCAATAACCGAGATATAAAATGGTTAAGCGACAGGGCTACTAAGCCTTACCCTAATAACCACTCTTGGCAAAAAGTTCATAGCGGTGTATCAAGATATTTTAGGCAATGGAATACGAGAGAAATAGAAGGTAAAATATATGACTCTTGGGGTTGGTACTGGAACGATAGCTGGGGGCACCATCCAACATGGAGCCCCTATTATGAATAGGAGTTATACTATTGTGGAGCTACTTGTAACTATATCAATAATTTCAATATTGACAGCCATGCTACTTTCCGCTTTAAATAAAGCGAAGCAGGCAGCGCAACTTGCCGAATGCCACAATTATCGTCGCCAGTTAACTATCTTTTATTATACGGAAGGATACGATGAGTATGGATTTACAGAAATAGAACCCTCTTATACCACTCAAGAGCTTATGCTCGACCATTGGATTATTCAAAATAAATGCTACGAATGTCACGCCTCAGCACCATGAAAAAAATAATAATATTACTCCTATTCGTTACTGCCGCTTACGGGCAGGGTAAATACAGAACCATAACCGAAAGAAACGCCTTCTCTTTAGCGGGAGAAGAACTTCCCCGAGTAGAAGTGGCTCTTCCGCCTTTGCAACCTCCCATAAAGCTTCATCTAACAGGCATTATGAAGTACCAAGGTTTAACTAACGTCTTCCTTTACTCTAAAGACCTCCCTAGAAGATTCCTTACTCTCAACCATAAAAAACCAGTTGACAGCGGGATAGAGCTCTTAAGCGTAAAAGGATCTCGAGTTAAAATAATAAATAATGGAGTAACTGAAAATTTATCATTTGAAACCCATAAATTACCGACGGTAATGGGTCCCGCGCCCGTTTTTAATCGCCCAACTGTGATAAAAAAGGATTCAAAAGATGATAAAAATAAAAATAAAGAAAAAAAATCTGCCCCGGCTCCTCGCCCTTCCGTAGTTAAGGTTCCTTCTCGCCAGCCCAAGATAGACCCTCGTATTATCCAAAAGGGTTTAGAATACATAGATAGAATAGATGATAAAGAAAAGAGAGAATACATCCTCAAAAGACTAGAGGGACTCCAAGAGGGTCAAAGCTTCTTAAATAGAAAAATTGATACCAATGAAAGACGCCGTCAATACGATGAACGTCGCCGAGAAAGATGAGACACGATTTATTTGTCACTGATGTTTGGGAATTTGATTTTCCCTACCATAACCAATTTAAAAAACAAGTAATAGAGCATGTCGAAGGCCCTGCAGGTCAAAACCATTTAAATCAAAAATCGGAAAAACTAAGTCCCTCCCTAACCTCCTACGGAGGGGAAGAGCTACATTACGATTCTGAAGTGTCTTTAACCTCTTTCTTCGAACTGCATATGCTGAGATTTTTTCAAAAAATAGAAGAATTCCATAACTGGGAGAAAGGGAAGTGGGGTAATTTTGAGCAATGGTTAAATGTTAATAAAAAAGGCTCATTCAACCCTCCTCATGTACATTCTAGCGCTAATTTTTCTGGGTGTTATTACGTTAAGCACCCTAAAAACTCTGGCCATATTCATTTTCTAGACCCACGCCCGCAGCATCGTTTCGCTTCTCCTGACCCTGCTCCTGACGTCATGCATCAAATCGAAGGCTCTCACGTCTTTAATCCCTACTGTAATTCTCACCCTCATGATAGTAGTATTTTTACTTATGAAATTAAAGAGGGTAAGATTATTATCTTCCCTTCGTGGCTAATGCATTACGTTGACCCTAATGCTAATGAAGACTTGCGAATTTCAATTGCCTTTAATTGCACTTATGTTCAGGGCGCTTTTTATGAAAATTCGGAAAGATAAATTAATAGAGTTTGTTAATCTAGTAAACGAATGCTGCGATGTAATGGATGACTCTTATGTCGCTGAGTGGTTATGCTTACCAAACTCTAACTTAAATATGGAAATGCCTATAGATATATTTAATAACGAAGGAACCGAAAGATTATATAGGCTTTTGTACTTTATAGATATTGAGGAGGCCGATCTTTAACCTTCTGGCACGCTACTTACTACGGCAGTTGTTCCGTCAGGGAATTTAGTCCTTGTGACCAAGAACGTTTGCCCACCTATCACTTCTCTTACTGTATAATTACTGACACGAGAGGCATCCCCCGGTTGATCACTCTCGTCAACAATATTGAATTTAACAGTAGATGTATCGAGGATCACTTCAAATTTACCAACGTCTTGATTAGTCCCCCCAGACAGTATTATATTTGTCTCTCCTCTAGCCTCTATAGCTTCCTTAGGTACGGTAGTCGTAATTTTATTATTTGAATTCTTAGTAAAGTCGGCTGACAGATAAGGTCCTTCCGGTATCTTGAAGAAAGCTCCCGTTACCGCCCCGAACCCAAACCCAGTAACAGTGACGTCGACCCCTGTAATACCCCGCTGAGGACCATACCCTGTAGCATTAACTCTTGTTCCGTTAATTATATATTGGGTAGAATAATAATTAGCCTGTCTTCTAACTTGTGCGTCGTCAAAAGGGATAGCGGGAGAAGAAAGGAAAAACCTTCCTGTACCGACAAACCCACTATCTAATTGGAAATTTATAACATTATGCCAAACGCTGGAGTCGTAACCAGTAGTCATGTCCTCTATTGTTTTATAAAAGTAAACTTGCTCCAATCCGTCTTTATTTCCCGTTCCAGTTATCCCTACTGCTGTATCACCACTTGATATTTGCTCTATCCCTCCTGCGTTAAATCCAGTAATTAACATATTTGAGCCGGTAGTTATTTCATTTCCAGCATTTGCTCCACTTACCCCACTCACGGCAGGCAAAGGAAATAGCCCATTTCCAGTACTGGGGGCTGCATAAGAGTTACTCCTTCCCGATAAGAAAAATTCTCCATTTAAAATTCCAGTAGGAGTCTGTAAGGTTATAGTGTCTATTCCTCCCACAGGAGTATTTTCGGCGTTTGTTAGTGCCTGAATTCCTAACTGCTCATTATTCAAGTCAGTAAAATTCGCAAATAATCCAGTTAAGTTTTCTCCACTTAAACTCATCGTTTCGCCCGGAAGCAAGTAATCTGTATAACCGGAAAGACGAGTGATGTTAACAGGGTAAGGGCTTGCGGTTCTCCTTCCCCTGAAATCTTCCATAAAAAAGTCTCCACTCCCAGAATTTATCCCTTGAGGGACTTTAAATATTATATTGTCAAAACTTTTGCTCTGAAACTGGTTAATGGTTATAGATTCACTTAATCCGGAAAAAGATATCCCTGTTACTAGATTCATTCGTGAACCAGTAATAGTCATAACGTTATATTCACTAAATACTTGGTCCTGATTAAAAGAAGATGGAGCGTCACCACCTCCCTCAAAGTATCCACTTATAGCTGGCTTACGAGGCACTACCCCCAAAAGACCTGTGCTAGAAATAGCTCCCCCACTAGTGTTGATATTAATAATATCACTAATTGCTCCCGCAGGAATGTCAAAATAAACCCCCGTAGTACCGTCTTGGGTATAATTACTTACTACTGTTTGCCCTACGCTCATGCCTGACTGACCAGAAAGATCTTTTATAGGCTCAAAATATCCCGAAATTAAAATTCTATCCCCGAACACTCCGGTTGAAGGTGTTATAGTGTCAATTTGTGGGGCATAATAAGGGGTAATGGCGGAATTAACAGTGCCTCTTCTATTCTTTACATAGACCTTGTAGTTAATACCTGTTTGAAAAGAGTCGGGATAAGTGAAATGACCAGTAGTATGATCTGCGCTATATCCACTTACGTTCAAATAACCTACAAGATTAGCGGGCGCAGCGTTGTTATTCTGAAGCCTTATCGTTGTACCTGTATAAAGATGAGTCCCGACTAATGTGCCAGCAGATCCGGGTTCTATATTAGTGGAAGGGGTAATTGAAGATATGGTTGGATTACCTATAGCATAAAAAGCTCTGTCTATTCCTACGTTTCCGTAATGGCCTGAAATCTCTATATTATAAAAATGGCCGGTAGTAGGAGGCGCGGAAGCCGACGCAACCCTAAACAGGACGCTTCTTCCGTTATCTGATCCACCCATTATACTCGACACAGCTGCCGTGCCTATTCCTACTGTAGAGGTATCAGTAACTAAAGTAGCTCCTGTTATTCCATAAAGATTGAAACCACTTATCTCTAATACGTCTCCCGCTATCCCCGACGCAGGCTGACCGTTATCTATAGAAACTGTAGTTATTTGCGGTTGCCCGATAAGAGGTGTAAAATCAAATTCCGAAGGGTAAAGTTCTGGATAATCCTTAGAATACAAATTGAGAGAAACAGGCGAAATAATAGGAGGCTCACCCCCAGCAACATTACCCCCGGATATCGATATATCTATCCCTGAAGGTACCTCCCCTGTAATTTTTTCTGGACTTTGAACTCCTACAGCTCCCGTTACCCCTCCATAACTAGCCACTAATTCGCCACCGGTAGAATAGATAATATCTTCACTAAAATTAGTTCCAGAAATAGTTACTAGACTTCCAGTGAGAGCCCTATTGACTCCAGTTATTTTCGCCAAAGGTTTAAATAATATATTATTGGGGGCAGAAAAAACCTCTCCGCTTTGAAGCTGTAATTGGGGAACGCCCCTCACTTCTCCGCCCGGGACGATCACATTTATACCTGTAGAGTTTTCAACTGAAAAAGATGTAAAAGAAATGTCATTAACAGTGACGCCAGTTACAGAATTAAAAGACCTTCCTGAAATACTCAGCGCTTCTCCAGAATTCAACTGCCCTGAACTTAAAGCAGCTACTTCAGGTATGGAGACAAATTTATTGTAAGTGATACCGCTGGATTCGGAAGTACTTCCTGCTGCGCCAGTTCTCAACGTGGATAAAACGCTTACCCCAGCATATTCTGCATTTTCAGGCACCAAAACATCAATTTCGCTTTCTGATATAATAGAGAAATTTCCAGACGCACTACCAAATTTTACATCTGTTATTTGGTAAAAGTTTTCCCCAGATAAATTTATTAGTTCTCCCGCTTTTCCGCTAACGTCATCAGACTCTAGTCCGCTTACTAGCACCTGACTATCTGAATCAAGAATTATATATTGATCTCCCAGAGTCAAAACGCCAGCGTTTGTTTCTACTGTCAGCTCCGCAGTATAAGCCGCCGCCGGAACTAACCCGGAAATACCAGTAGTACCCAAATAAGCTAACTCCGCTACCTCCTCGTCCCCAAACATCACGCGTCTCGTGAAGTTCATATTAGAACCGCTCAAGGTAAAAAGCTTCTTGGGATTAAAAGTTGGCATACTATATATTCCCCTCCGAACCTGCCGTACCTATTCCAATGTTACCTGTTTGTCCAGCTATATTCACAATAGCTTCTATTCTAACCTCAGAAGCTTGAATATTATTTTGCATTATATTTATACTGTGTTTTATATAGTCTTGGTTGGCCGACCCAAGGCTTCGCTGCTGCAAAAGCCCTGAGCACGTAAAATTTTCTACTATAGTGTTGGAGTCATTTTTTAGGTCGAGCGAAATTTTAGCCATACTACCGGAAACTGGCATATGGCCAGTAGGATTATCTATCTCAAAGTTAGCTCTAACCGTCTTAGGGCCAAAGGAAACAGAACTCGGTTTTGTTTCATTCATCAAGTAAACTGGTTGAACGTCTGAACTGTAGTTATAGGTCCCACCAATAAACTCATTAACTATTCCCGTGGTAAAAGTACTAGAAAGAACGGCATCTCTTAAATTAAGGATTTGCGTCGACGAAGGAGCAGCCTCTTCCGTCGCAGTAAATACTCCATTAAGTTGATCATAAAATACTACGGTAGCGTTGGCGATAGCAGGACTATTAGGTGCAAAATTAACGGAATAAGACGTTAAATAACCACTATCAAAATTCAATCCTCCAAAGTTTCCAGAGATGACCTGACTTTCAGCTAAAGGTATTTCCCCCTGCCCCGTTATAAACTTTTTAAAATAATCCCTTCCAGTGATATAGTAGTTGAAACTGAGCTGCCCTCCCACACCATTAACGGCAGCGTAATCTTGAGTATGTCTTTGATTTATTAGATAAGTCGCTTCAAGATTGGCGCTAACAGAAAGGGAGGCGTTAGAGGCTAGAATCTCATTGCCATTTACTTCAAGTTTTGCGTTGCTAGCAGAATAAACCACATTAATAAGATGAAGTTAAAGTTTTTTGCGTCCTCACTATATCGTCTAATCCCGCGCTCATTGAAGTAGATATCTGTTTCGCCCCCTTTATCCCTACATCCATAGAATGACTAATGGAATTATCTACGCTAACTCCCAATCCGCTAATTGTAAGAGTAAGATCTTGCGCTGTTTCATTAAATTTAAGACCAGAATCAAATAAATCTTCCGTTACGTTTACACTTTCTTGCGCGGTGGTGTAAAGGGTGGTAGCGGGAAATTCTTGACCTAATTTGTAAATAGGATTATGCCCAAAAGAGATCGAATAGTCGGCCCCATATATATTAGCAGTTTCACTCCCCCTTGTTGACGCAAGTGGAGACAAAGTAGTATACCTTCCGTGAGCTACTCCCGTATTCAAGAAAGGGTCATTTGCATTATTAGTTGTACTTACGCCTACTTGGGCATGTAAAAATCCCGTAATAGGAAGCTGGCTTTGATCTCCGTAAAAAGATAAACTGGCTGAAGAAGTGGATACTGAATTGCTTGCGATGCTAAAGGAATAGGAATTTAAAAAAGCTATACCAGTCACTCCCGCAAATTTAACAGTTACCCCACTCGCTTCCGAGCCCACGGAGTTTTTAATTCCACTAGCTAAAAAATTTATAATATTTCCTTGGGTATAATAACCGCTAGGGTTTCCAGTTATTGTTGTTAAAAAGTTAAAAGATAGGTCGGCTGCTCGAGCAGCAGAAGGGAACTGTCCCAGCGACCCCTTTCTGCCAATGCTATAAAGAGCTTGTTGAGCATTATTATATGTTAAGCTGCAATCGCTCGCTAACAGGGATTCGGTAACATTTCCTACCCCTAACTCAACTGAAGCCTTATCGTAAAATACCGTTGCCATAACCTTTTCACATATTACACTTTTTTTACCTTAAAATGAAAGTTCTCAAGTTAAAACTCACAGCAGCGTTAGAATCGGCCGCTCCCTGAAATGATTCCGAGGTTAAAAACATATTGTCAAAACTGTATGTTAATAATGTAACTGGAGAATTGTTTTTTTTCAAAGTTATTGTTGTATTTCTAAAAACTGTTTCGTCTGGCACAAATCTCATGTTTTTTATCTCATAATCATCTATTTCTAACGCAAAATTAACATTAACTTCAATTGGAGTACCTGCGATAACCCCTGTTGGACGATCACTTCCTATAGTATAAAGGGGCACACGGGGAGTAGCTATATCAATACTAAAAGAATTTACGCGATTAGTTTTAAACTCATCTAAATTAATCTCCATAGAACTATAGCTACTTATGTTCACTTCACTAGGATAGAAGTCGGCCGGGACAGCGCCAAGGGTCCCGGTTCCAAATTCCCCAAAAATAACTGAAGAAGTTGAAATTTGAGGTATTTCCCCTATTCCGCATGAAACGGAGTAAGTTTCCATGTATCCATCCGTAAAAATAAAATTTTTGCTTCCATGCTCTACAATTCCACTAAAACCTATGTCTCCAGTAAAATTTTGAAGTATTTCTGTCGAGGTAACAGGAGCCGAAGGAGAAAGCGTATTCGTTAAAAGCGTATTAAGCTGCAAAGTGGCAGTTTGAGGGCCTTGAGGAGCAATGCCTACCTCTTCTATCCCCAAATACCCTAAAGGTTGAGCTGTGGAATTATATTGCGCCGTAGCTGATTGAACTCCTTGAATTCCACTACCGTTAATTGTGACGCTTTCCGCCTCTCTCCTTATTCTTCCTAACATTGCCTTATCTTTATTTTACACTCTTTTTTGTGTGTAATATAATAAATAAAGGTTTAAGGAAAAATGGCTGATAGCATATACAACGTACCAATTCATAATTCCAGCTCCACTTACGCTAAAAATAGCGTTGTTTTCACCAAATCTAATATAGGTAACTCGGGAGTTCCTCGGGAAATAAAGTATTATTACGCCCTGAAAGACGTTCCAAGTAGCACTGCCATTACTAGCGCGACCTACTGGGGAGGCTACATTACCCAAAATAAAGAGGAAATCCCTTACTTTCTTTGGACTCCGTCTTATAATTTAACTGTATCCCACAATCCAAAAGTAAACGCCGTAGTATTTGGCAATGGGTACGAACAGCGTACGCCAGATGGTATTTACAATGGTTTAATAAATCTTTCTCTATCTTTTGATATGAGATCCCAAACAGAGGCTAGAGCCATTGTTCAGTTTCTTCGAGCAAGGAAAGGGAGTGAAAGCTTTTGCATGAAAAATCTTCCAGAGATTTATGCTGATGAAGGGTCTGGATATAAAAAGAGATTTATTTGCCCTAATTTTGAAAGTAACTTTGTTTTTCATAATAATTACTCAGTTAAGATTAATCTTGTAGAGAAGAACAATTGATATGCCAGAAGCGGACAAAAAATATGAAGCCTCCCCGGTTAGAGCTCGTTCCTCAATAAAATCTCTTAATTTTGAGCTAGCTAACCTTACTCCTTCTTCCATGATCCAAATGTTTGAGATTGATTTAACTGATCTTTTGAATAGTAAGGGTTTTGATATTGTTACCGACGCAACTAAAGTAGGATTTAATAAAGATATACAAGATGGAATTTTGAGGTTTCACAATAACATAAGAATTTTTAATTCTTACATTATGTGGCAAGGGAAAACCTACTACCCAGCCCCTATTACTGCAGAAGGATTCGAATCGACCAGTAAGGGAACCCTCCCCCAACCTCTTTTAACTATAGCTAGTCAATCAGAAACAGGAGTAGACCAACTCGCTCTTCTTAAATTTGAGATAAGACAATTTGGAGACATAATAGGGGCTAAAGTAACGCGACGGAGAACTTTCGCCAAGTATTTAGATAGAAGAAATTTTATAGGAGCCTCTTCTGCTCGATCCCGCAATAGCAATGTTCTCCCTGATGGGTATGAACCTGACCCTTACGCAGAGCTACCTAAAGACGTTTATTTTATAGAAAGAAAGCAGACTGAAAACAAGAATGTTATAGCGTATCAGTTGTCTTCAGTTTTGGACCTTGAAGGCCTCAAGCTTCCCAAGCGGATGGTAGTAGCAGATAAATGCGTTTGGCAATACAGAGGGATGGGGTGCTGGTACCAGCATGCTTATCAAGAAGAAATAGACGCAGGAGAAATACCTCTACTCGAAAAAGCGGAATTAGGAAAATTAGGGTCTGACCAAGAAGGTAAAGGCTTCGGGTTACCTTTCAAAGCCCCTCCTTGTGCCAACGATAAAAATGAAAAAATTTCCAGCGTTGTAAACAAATCTGCGTCCCAATTTGTAGATAAAGGGCTATGGAACAGTGAAGACCAATATTCTATAGGAGATTACGTGTATTTAGAAAAAGATAAAATTAAATTCTACTTTGTATGCAAGAAAGGTAACGGAGGCAATACTCTGTCTTTAAGTGGAGCCGTAGGAGCTATACGTCCCCCTAATACCGAATATTGGGTTGCAGACGAATGTTCAAAAAGTCTTACTGGTTGCCGGATGAGATGGGGAGCTTCGCCAATAGGGAATGTTCAGACTGCTCCTCCCGGAGGAACAGAGCAAAGCCAAACTTGCGGAATAACAAAAGGGGAACTCCCTTACGGAGGATTTCCTGCAGCTCGAAAGATGTCTAGATTAGGATGATTTTAACCGACAAAACAAAAGACCTCATTAAGTCGCATGCTCTCAGGGAAAATCCTAAAGAGTGCTGCGGCCTTGTCATAAAAAACAAAGAAGAGGTAGATGTTTTTAATTGCCGTAACAGCTCAGAAAAACCTACGTTACATTTTTCTATACATCCTTCTGATTACGCACGCGCCTCTAGACGTGGTTCAGTCGAAGCTATTTATCATTCCCACATAGGGGACAATAATCACTTCTCCGTTAACGATATATTTCAAAGTCGTTCTCATAACACTAATTTTATACTTTACTGTATCGGTAAAGATGACTTTTCTCTATTCAACCCCCAAGAAAGCGGCAAATACACATATAACAAACCTTTTAAAACAGGGGAAACAGATTGTTATACTGTAGTAAAAGAATACTATCAAGACATGGGAATTGAACTGGCTGGAAGAAATGACTTAGGAGAAGATTGGTTCAATAAGAATCCCGATTTAATTCAAGATCTTTTTGACTTAAATAAAAGTAATCCTGATCTTCCAATAACCCAGCTATCTCCAAATGAAAAATTAAAAAAACATGATGTTATAGTTTTCGAATTCGTTGAAGGAAGCGGCCCTAACCATGTAGGAGTCTACCTTGGTGACGACCATATTCTCCACCACCCTAGAAATAAATATATGTGTATCGAAAGATTAAACAACTCCTACAAAAGAAGAATATATAAAATATACAGACATACAGAATTATGAGCAGTTTAGTAGATATAAAAGTACACGGCATCCTCGCAGAACAATTAAAGGATTCGGAATGGAAACTGAGCGCCAAAAGTGTTGGCGAAGCTATCCGGGGGATTCAATGTAATTGTAAAAATTTTTATAAACAGCTCATTGAAAACGATAAAAAAAATATTCGATACCGTGTCTTAATAAATAATGAAGACTTTATAATGGATGAAGATAAAGACCCTGATTCACTGGAAGGTTTAGAAAGTTCAGAGCTAGTAATGAAGCTTGATAAACTAAAAACAATAGACATAGTTCCAGTTGTTGAAGGATCGGGAAAATTAATGGGAATCTTTACTATTATCCTTGGTGTCGCTTTAATAGCTATTGGCGGCGCAGGCCTCGGCCTTTTTGGAGCCGGTGGATTTATGGGAAGTAGCGGAGCCCTAGCTGGAATGGGTGTAGCTATGGGTGGGCATTTTGGAGCTTTTTTCTTAGCGGGTATTGGCCTGCTCGCTGCTGGAGTATCGAATCTTTTAACTCCGATGCCTAAAATGGGAGACTTTAGAGAAATTGAGGGAGGAGGATCTCGTTCTTATCTATTTAATGGGCCAGAGAACACTATTCGGGAAGGAGGGCCAGTATTCGTAGGTTACGGAAGACTTTTAATCGGAAGCCACGTTATTCAATCAGCGATGGATGTAGTAGACACAGATGCCGAAGTAGATCCGGACAAAAAATGGGGGCAAACCAAGTGGGGATTGCCCTATAATATTCCGGGCGCTGCTGGACTACTTGAGAAGCGCGTCGAAACTTGGAATGTAGATGACTAAAAAACACAATGAGCGAAAAGAAACCAAGACCAGTAATTACAGATGCCTCAGCGGTAAAAGTTGCAGGGACACCTCAATACGTAGTCTCTCGCTCCTACGCAGAAGTAGTAGACTTAATTTGCGAAGGAGAAATCGAAGGAATTGCAAGTGGCAGCTACGCTTATGAAGGCACTGAGGGGCAAACTGGCTATAAAGGCTTACGTTTCCATCATTATAGCGCTACTGGTATAGCGGGAACCTCTAATACCCCACAGGCCAGAAGATTAGGCTTCTTAAGGTCTGTTTACTGGAACGAAATACCGGTAGTAGATCAAGATGGCTATTATAACTTTCAGACTATAAACCTTCAATACGCTAAAGGAAAACCAATTGGAACAATTCCCACCCTAGATACTTCAGATATGGGTTCGGAAATTGGTACTGAAGTACTAGATCTTACAGTTCAAAGGCAGGTAGGTGAAAGGCTATATGGCCCATCAATTGAACCCGGAGAAGAAAACTTACCTAAAGTCTCGCCTAAACGTGACGCCTCACTAAAAACAGGAACTACTATAGATAAATATTCCAAAACCTATTCTATCCTCAATAAAGAGTGCGGAAAAATAGAAGTTAGAATAAAAGTCGCGGCTTTATCTGAAATAATACAATCCCCGGCTCCACAAACTTACAAAAAAAGCGGAGAACTTTCATACAGCAGCAAAGCCTCGGTTGGTTATGGGGACGCTAAAGCCAGAACTGTAGAATATTATATTTACTATCAACCAATCTTTGATGAAAGATTTGATATTAATCGAAACACTGCTTCCGAAAGAATCCAAGAAGATAAAAAAGATAACGATTGGATATTGGGGGTAAAAGAAGCCGTACAGGGTAAATTAGACTCTCCCTATATTAGGTCTAGTCTTATAAATTTAAATAATGAAAATTTCCAAGACGTTCCCGGTTTTGAAGGTTGGCGTATCCGCATAGTTAGAACAACCCCCGAATCTCTTACTTCATTTCTAAGGAATACAACTTTTGTAGATTCTATTGTAGAAATATATGGAACCAAGCTCCGCTATCCTTATTCGGCAATGGTTTATTCTCAATTTGACGCTAGATCTTTTGGACGCATCCCTGCTCGCGCTTACGACACTAAACTGCAAAAAATTAAAATACCTAACAACTATGATCCCCTGTTAAGAACTTATGGAAAAAGTGCTGACGCAGGCACTCATACTGATAATTTTGCCGGAATTTTCAACGGTACTTCATCCGAAACATTACAAAACGATACCTATTCTAGCGATTGGACCCTTAACACTTCATCCACAGTTTATAAATATGGATCTACCGCAGCAGATAATTCATGGAACGGTGAATTTAAAAAAGACGCTAATGGAAACTTCGTACGAGAATGGACAGATAATCCTGCATGGGCTTTTTACGATCTCATAACTAATCCTCGCTACGGACTCGGAGAGTATGTAGAAGAAAATCAAATAGATAAATGGGCGCTTTATGAAATCGCCCAATACTGCGACGTTCTTGTTCCTGATGGGTACGGTGGGGTAGAGCCAAGATTTACTATTAATTATTTAATCACAAGCAGAGAAGAAGCTTTTAAAGTACTTAATGATCTAGCCGCCTGTTTCCGAGGTATAACTTTTTATGCTAACGGAATGATTCATGCGGTTCAAGACCAATTAAAAGATCCTGTTTATCAATTTACAAATTCTAATGTCAGCGACGGAAACTTTACTTATTCTTCTTCTGCAAAAAGAGCTCGTCACACGGTAGCGATAGTTAGGTATAATGATAAAAGAAACCTATTTCAACCCGCCATAGAATATGTAGAAGATGAAGAAGCCGTAAGAAGATACGGCATAAGAGAAATAGAAACATCTGCCTTGGGATGCACAAGTCGCGCTCAAGCCAGAAGATTTGGGGAATGGATATTAGCAAGCGAATCTCAAGAAACTGAAACTGTAACTTTCGCCGCTGGCCACGAAGGAGCTTACTTAAAGCCCGGAGACATAATCCAGATATACGACAACTTTCGCTCCCCTCTTAAAAGAAGCGGCCGAACAAACGCTGTAAGACGCCTCATACCAGATCATGAAAGCCCCACTACTCATTTCGACCCTTCTTTTGATAGTTTAGTACTAGATTGTGCAATTAATTTCACCGCAGATAAAAAATACAAGCTATCACTCCTAACCCCAACTTTTAATTATGATCCTTCAGGAATAATTGAGGGAGACTTCGATAGTTCTCTTGACGACAATATAAGAAGAAGCGCTGTCCAAACGTTAGTATTTAACGGTTCAGATACAAAAACCATCACTGGGGAGCAGTTTAGGTCAGATTATCATGAAGGGCCAGATGCAGTTTGCACTGAAATATATTTTAGCACTGGAGCACCGGGGACTTCTTGGGATAGGGATTATGGAGAAGGTAATAAATTCGATTTTGATAATTATGTCATTACTGGCTATACGAACACTGGAGTCAATACGGATGGTAATTCAGATACCGTACAAAATTATTCTGGAGGATGTTTTTCTGGTCAAAATCTGATATGGAGCATTGAGCCTGATGACTCGAGTGACACAGAATTTATAAGCGGGCATTTCTCCGACTATCGCGTTATTAATATAGCAGAAGAAGAGAGCTCAGTATACAATGTTTCAGCTCTAGCCTACTCTACCGGTAAATATGCCGACGTAGATTCTTCAGTGGCTCTCGACTCTGTTAATACTTTTAAAAGCCCCATATTTAATACGGGCGACTCCACGACGCAACGATCTAACTCTTACGTAACACGAAACAATTATCAAGGTACGTTTACTGTAAGCCAAGGGGAAGCCAATAATCCTAAATATAAAACAGCAGTTATATCTTTTCAACCGGCGGGATATGAAAGAAGGACCGATATTAGTAATACGTCGGCAGGAGAATCAGTTATTCCTGATGATAACATAATGTATTATGTTTGCAGCTCAACAACTAATCCAGAGGCAGGAGCGATAGGGAATTCATTTATTTATGCAGTAGATTTTACTACTACCTATAAGCAGGATATCGTTTATACTATCAGCTCCCTTAATGAAAATTTTGTAGAGCGCGATGCAGACGGGAATCCCCAAAAAATAACTGCAGAAATATTATTAAACTCAAACGACGACAGGTATATTTCGGTTTTCGCCGTATCCCCTGAGGGAGTTATATCCCAAGGAATGCTCCTTAAAGCTGAAGGGTTTGAAGGGGTCACTACGGCAAGCGCTATCGAAAATATAACCATATCTCAACTAGTAACTAATGGGTCGGATGGTACTGCGGCAAATAAGATTTTAGTACCCACAGAAGATTCTCAACCGGGATTTGAATGGGAATTAAGCAATAAAGAAGCCCTCTATAATGACGACACAAAAAAATACCTCTTAAATGTCCCCGAAGATGGATTCAATTACCGTCTTACAGTGAGAGAACCTTCTGAAGGCAATATTCCAAGTAATGAAATTTATTTAGAAATAACAGGATACAATATACCTGAAACTACCGCCTCTTTTGTTTTACAAACTGTATACAACAATCCCAATACCCTCGAAAACCTTTATTCGGATACTGACGCGAAAGGCTTTATGAAAGGCGGTTACATACCGGGAGGAGGAGGAAGCGATGGATCCTTGCCTCATGCTCAAATTAAGACAGCTGATTATATAGCTGTTCCAAAAAGCGGATTTATTATAAAAAACAACCCCAACCTTTTCCCTGTGAGAAAATTTGATTTTATAGTAGAAGCTCATGATGTAGAAGGTAACACAAGTCCCGGAGGAAAGATATGGAACAATACCCTACTTAACGCCGATTCCTCCACGAAACAATTATCTAATTACCCAGCAGAGGGACTTAATGATACTTATGATATTATAGGCGTAGATATTGTCTCCCCTAGCGGGATGTTTTTCGTTCCAGAAAAATTTACGGATGAAAATGATTTTCCTCAAGAATTTGTCTCCCAAGATACAGCCTTTAAAAAGGGTTATCCTTATTTAGCTACAGCGCAAGCTTTAGCGAATGGGCGACTCCATATAGATATTGAACAGCCTGCGGACAAACATGGTAATGTTATATACCCACATAAAGCATTTAACAATATTTTTGATGACGCAGTAGGGGTGGTTTATTATCTATCCACCGGAGACCACTCTGTTAGGTTTGTTCAGCAAGGTGATACGGCGGGAAAAGGAAGTATTCAAGCCTATAATCCAGCGCCAGAATTCAGGATTGCTAGGGAGAAGATTAAGCCGTTGGGCGGTATAGATGCTAATGCTAACAACTTAGGTTTTGCGGGGACAGACGATCCCTCCTCAGACCTTGATAATGATAAATTCGGCGGGATAGTAGACCATACAACCCAAAACAAAAACGGTGCTCCCGAGTATATTAGTTTTTATAGAGATTACCATCTTCTAGGAGACGCGGAATCCCCTTATTCTTTTAGTTTTCCTTGTAATCAGATAAAAGATAAAGATATCAGTAATATTAGTATAGTATTTGGATTTTTTGACAACCTTTCCCTCTTGCGAGCTTTCGAAGAGGATGGAGTTACTCCTAAATACATGAAAAAAGCAGACGGAACATTAAGCGCCACCCCACAGATTTTTTCTGATGCCAATATAAACTTTTCTTTTCCTCTTGGGCTCGGAGCCAAATATGCAAATACCGTTTCGCCAAGTGACTACATTGCTCAAGGACAAGATTTCGCTAAAAGAATTAGAGAAAAAGTAGATAACAACGGAAAAGAGCTGGCGGACTTTGCTCAAGCGGAAGGCTCGTCTATAAGACTTTCCGAGAAAGTCTTTTTATCTAAAGCTGTAGACGCTCAAACTTTTAGAGCGTGGGGAGAAGTATTTATCCCCGGCCTTAAGCAGGGCAAGTATTGGGATTACGAGGATATAAAAGAGGATGGAATTGTAAGACGTGTCTATACTCTGAATGAAAAAGGTAAAGAGCAACATATTATAACTAAGGGAATACCTCCAAGTTACTATGATGTCAAACTTCATCACGCTGTAAACTCTGCTATCTGGAACGTGAAAGGTTGGTGCAAAATAACTATTTCCAACTTGAACATAGATCCGGATAAAACATCCATCATGCTACATGCAGAAGGATACGACAATAGATACAATAAACTGCGATCCTCTAAGAAAAAAGGCTTTAAATTGAGCAGGAATCCGGGAGACGTTACTTGGGCAGGCGATATGAGTGCTGGCTCAGGAGATAAAGTGGGAGACACTACCCACACAACATACCCGGCAAGCGCCGCAATAGTAGAAAAATCTAGCAATAGCTTAGTGATAGATGTTCGCAATACTCATAGCAATAAAAGGTACACCGACAGTGGGGAAAGTGCGCCATCTTATTATATGAAACCAATAAGAGTAAAAATAGGTATATTGATTTCTGACGAATGGTAAAAAAATTCGCATTACCTATTTAAACTTACTAAAATACACACATGAAACCAGAGACTTTCCGAGCCTCAATAGAAAAGAGAACTAATAAGCTTTATATTTCCTCGGCGCGAGAAATAGTACCAAAGCAAAATGCTTTCGTGCAAATAGGCGACAATGGGATTTTTTATAAAGTGGAAAGCTGGGAAGCCTTTAATGTGAGACGTCCCTTTTCTTTTGATAAGGGAAAGTTATTTATAAAAGGAAATTTTGATTATCGTTTATCTTCAGATGATGTAGTTACAATATACTTTAAAGAATATGAAGCCCTCTCAATCACCCAAATTAAACATCATGAAAGAAAATATGAAAAAGGGGAAAAACTTTACGCCAAAGGAGGCATCCTCTCCAATTCATCCTCCAATTTAACCGGCGAATATACAGAAATTACCGTTACTGAACTTGATGAAAATGAAAACATTGCCTCCGCACAAATAACTAAACCCGGAAAATATATTGAGTTTCCACCTAACCCTGTCGACTTTCTTAATTTAGACGGGGAAGCGGTTGAAGTGGATATGGAGTATGACCTTTCTTCATCCTCCACAATACTAGAAAGGAATATAGATGGAGTAAATGGCTCGCCCCAAAAAACTTTTTTAAATTTATCTTATCCTCTGCCTGTAGGCGTTAAGGAAGGCGAGTTGGTTTGTGAAAAACAAATTGTTTTGCTAGACAAGGAATATTCTTATGATTCTATCGAAAGCGAAGTATGCCAAATGACTTTTGACTTTACCCCTATTAATGGTATCCCCCTTCTTCCGCCGAAAAGTATTAATCCTCACGCCACCTATAACGAAGGAGTTTCTGTCATAGATAAAAGGCTTCAAGAAATCGAAAAAAGACTTTCGCGGTTGGAGAATATGAATTTTTAATTCTTCTAGGTAGTATTTGCGTTAAGTAGTCCACCGGGCCTTTGTTGTTTAACAATCTCATCTATAACAACTGCCTGTAAAGCTTTGCCGAAAGCCTTGTTATTCTCCACTTCAGCAATTTCATCTCGACTTCCTGATTCGGGATCCTTAGGTGAAGCAGTGCCTACTTGCGCGTCCACTTGACCTCCTTTGTCAACATTAACGCTTATCTTCACGTTGTTTGTCGTATTACCGCCTAAAGTAGTTCCCGCTCCACCCACCGGAGCAACTCCAACCGATCCGCCTGCTGCGTAACCCGGAACATTTCCACGGTTTAACTCAGACATAAAGCTTGTTCCATAGGTCCGAACTGCTTCCGGACTCATTACAAATTCTCCTCCAGTTAACATAGCTGGAGTTCCTCCTCCTATAGCTCCTCCCGCGGCTTTTTCTGGTGGTTTACCGAATCCCCAAAGACTGTCTGCTCCGTATTCTTTTCCTCCCCCACTTCCACTCCCTCTACTCATCCACATGGAACCGCCAATAAGCATTGCAGCATTAGCGTAAGCCTGTATTAATTGACCTCTTTTTTGTTTTTTAGCAGCGGAAATTACATCTTTCCTTCTCTGCTTTTCTCCTCGCACATAATCAAGATATTTAGCTAGATTTTGCTCTTTAGTAAACATGCGTGATGTTTGAGGGTCATCTTCATTTAATCTACCTATTAATGATAAAGCGTTACTAACTTCAAATCGCCCTGAAGTAGGCCTTCTTTTCTCACTAATCAATCTCCCAGTTTGGGGATCACGAGTATAATAAACAAAACCCTTAGAAAGAGAAACGGAAGCTCCAGTCCCTGCGCCTGAAATGCTATCGACTTGACCAGCGTCCGGATCAGCTCCCCCCAAGAACCCTAACTCATTTCTTCCGTGTCCGTAATTACGCATTGGAAGAGGTTTATTCTCGGATTGTTGAGACTTACTGATAAAACCAGATAAAGCGCTGGCTCCTGCGGCAATTAACCCCACTTTAGCTAGAGAACCTCCGGACTCTCCACTTACTGAGCCTCCTTTTTCGTAACCGGGTATACCATTATTAATAGCATTCAGTTTATCATATCCGATTCTTTGTGCAGCAGATTTCTTAATTACATATTCTCCGCCTTGCATCATCGCCATGACGTCATCTTTTCTTCCCGATCCACCAACAACAACTCCTCCCCCTGCGTATCCGGGGACCAAACCTCCTTGACCGAAGTCGGACCCGAAACCCATTTTAGAAAACATAATCTTCGTAAACATCTGCGTAGATACATCAGATATTGTGTCAAGAATTCCTGTTGCCATGGTTGCAATAGCTTCGCCCGCTTTCATTGAGCCACTTGCAATATTTTTAAACGCTTCAGCAAAAGAACTTTGGATAGTTTGAGCGGTCTGAACCATTCCCGCTTCAAAATCGTCCCCATAATCTTGGGCATTGTAAAGGAATTGGTCCGAAAATGCTGCTCCCATGTCTTCCGTCGTCCCTTCGCCTCTTCTTCTTCTGGCTAAACGATTAGCAGCGCGCAAAGCTCTCACTGAGTCTGAAGTAGTACGACCCGCTCTATAATCAGCTTCACCTTGAGCTACTGCTGCCGATGCCTGCATGGCTTGACTAAAAGAGACGACGTGAGACTGTGCCGACTGCAATCCTTTTTGGAAATCGTTAAAATCATCCAATATGCCTTGTAAACCTATTCTGTTACTTCCAGTAAAGTCTTCTTCTAGATAGCGTAGCTCATTTTCTCTCCTCATAGCGTCTATAGCTCGAGGACTACGATCCATCCCTTTCACCATACGTGCCGCGTCGCGTCCAAACTCTTTACGAATCTCTCTGTCTGTCATGGAGGTAGTAGACAGCCTTTCAAACATGGTTCTTTCAGCTGATCTTGCCTGCGCAGCGGTAGCTCTACCTTGCCTATTTCTTCGCGTAGTTTCTGCGTTTACCAGCATTGACTTTAACATCTCCGCCGCTCTCAACGTTTCTCTTTGCGCTTCATTAATTTTTACATCATTTTCATACCTTTTTTTCGCAAGCTCAAAGCTCTTATCCGCAAGCTCATTATTGCGGCCTTCTTTTTGATTAGCTTCTTCTGCTTTTTCTCTTCTTTCTGCTTCTGCTTTTACAATATCTGGGAGGATAGCATTTAATGCAGCCAACATTTGTGCAGCGGCTGTAGCATCTTGCGGGTTCAGCCCTTCAAACCCTAGAGACGCTTTGGCTAGTAAAGTATTTTGTTCGGCTATCTTCTCGGCCAATAACTTTGCAAATTCGGCTGGGTCAAGCATTTTGAATTGCGTGGTCATTTCATCAACCAAAGTTTGCGCGCCCCTTATAGCCGCTTCCCTATTTTCAGCGCCCGTACCGGCAAGTTTACCTTCTCCAAACAGTTTAAGTATTTCTTGAGTCGCAGTTGTTCCTGCCGTAAGTCCAGTTTTAGTGATATCTCTATCTCTTTTAGCCTGAGCTACTGTTTCAGCTTCTATTCTTGTTCTCTCGTTAGTTGTTTTAGCCTGCTTCTTCTCTTGCAGGATAAGCTCTTTTTTAGTTTTAATACTCGAAGCTTCGACTACAGCCATTTGTTGATCCAGTTTAAGTAATGCTAATCTTTGTTTTGATGCTTCTTGTTCAAATTTAAACGCTTGATCAGCGGCTCTTCCTTGATGCACAAGTTGTTCGTTAAGGTTTCGTACACTGGTGATAATTTTATTATTTAGTGCAAGCTGTTCTTGAAGTTTATTTTTGTTTTTCGCCTCCAAGTCCGCCACATCTTTTTGAACTTTTCCAAAAAGTTCAAAATTAGTCATCGCTTCAAAAAGTTTTTGGTTGAATGCAGTAAATTGCTCTACCGAGAGATTCGTAGCTAATTCGTCTGCAAAGCCTTCAAAATCGCTTTCCTTACCGCCTGTTAATAGAGCCATTCGTCCCGCCACAGAGTTAGCAAACTCCGCGTCCCCCTTTGTCTGAAAAAACCCTTTCCCTTGTTCAATCTGCCTTCTAAAAAAAGACTCGACGCCAAAATTAGTTTGGCCCTCCATTGCCGTTAGCGTTCTTCCAGCTAGTCTCTTACCTTGGGGATTCGGCTGATTTATGACTTTGTCGAGCCTCCGCTCGGCTTCATTTACTTCCGCTTGGAGTCTCGCCAATTTTTCCCCACTGGCATCGGTGTCGACAACACGCCGCCCACGGTCTTGCATTCGCTCTATCTCATGTGTTTTCAGCGCGCGCCGGGCGCTGATCACACGCACACGCGCAGAGGATAATATCGGGTCGAGTAGCTTCTGACGTTCTTTAGTATCTCTTTCAACAAAACCTTCACTTAAGTTGAAGTTACTTATGTCCTTTCCGGTTCGATCTTTCCTAATGGTACTTAAAGCCTGAAAACTCTCCCTAAACTGTGCCCTCTGACCAAGGTTGTTTAAAGCATCATCCAATTCCTTCTGGTTGGAAGCGTTCATCACAGGGCTAAGGTCTGCATCTGGAACTTTAGGGCCAGTTGGAGAAGTAACCTTTTTGATAGCAGCTTCTTTCGCCGCTAAAAAAGCGGAAGCGCTTAATTTTTCGTTAAGGCCACCTATCTGTTCTGCGGCCTCAAAGGCTACTTGAGATAATGTTATAACGACTTCTTTTTGCTTTTCTAAAGCCTGAGTTAGAGGCTCCTCTTCCGCAGTTAAAGCCTCAACACCTTTATAGACTCCGTAAAGCAAACCTGCACCAATAGCAACAGGAGCAGCAATCGTTGATGCTCCTGCAAGAAGTCCTATACCTAGTTTTCCCCCCAGAGCCCCTAAGCCTGCCATACCCACTCCAGCCACGGTTCCCGCCGTAACGCCTTCAGTTACTCCTGTTTCAAACGCGCCTTGCTTCTTTGGATCATCCGTGAATGTCTTGCTCACCATTGGAGCCACCGTGGGAACTACAAACATAGTAGCAAGTGCAGCACCGGGATTCACTTTTCCCCCTAGTTTTTTCAACTGATTGGTGAGCTTTTGTACTGCTCCCGTGTTCTTCTTAACTCCTTTGGTATTTTCCTCAAAATCAAGCTCTAGTTGTGTCTCTTGAAAATTCGGAATAAAGCCCCTAGCAGCACCATGGGTCTTAGGATTCATGCCTTGAGAGCGAGACCTATTTATTCCTTGGCCTAGTCCCATCGGTTCATCAATAGTATTATATACTCCCATTCCAGCGGGATTTCTTGCGCTTTTTAAAGCTGAACTACTACCAACCCTTATCGCTGAAGCCGGAACTCCTGCAGCTAATTCTCTACCTACTGCATCAGTCAAAGGAGAGAAGTTGGGGACAAACCCAGACGCTTTACCCCCTTTCCTTGGAGGTAGAATTTTGTAGTTTCTACCAATCGACCTTATAGCCCCTGCAAAATCAGCGGCTCCGAACTCGTTAGCGTATTTACTTACTATATTGGTTGCAGATTTTTCTTTAATCTTAGCTTCGATCCTTTCCAGACTTTCTTCATTAGGGTAAAAGAGCCTAAGTAATTCTGCATCTGGCGTAGCGTTAGGGTTAAAATCAAAAGATGCCTGCTTGCCAGCTCCTTCTACTAATTTAGGATTTTGTTTTAGAGCTCCACGCAAAGAAGCCTCAAAAACATTACCTCTAACGTCTGAACCTAAAAATTTACTAATTCCTCTAACTTTTTTACCGGAAGATTTAGGAAATATTTCTTTTCTTATTCTAGCGCCGAAATCTCCCAATCCATCATCTAATAAATTATCGAATTCGTCATCGAATGCGGCTCCTTCACCTAAATCCTCTAAGTCTTGTGATTTTAATGGGAAGATGCCGCGAGTAGCTATATCCCTAATCTGAAGTCTGGGATTTGCTGGCTTATTTGGGTTTATCTTGTCTACAAGTCTGTTTGCCTTGTAGGCCGCTTTGAACCTAGCTAGCCTCTTATCGTTAGCAATTTTTTTAATTCCTTTGTCCCCAAAAAGTAATTGAGTATAATCTTTATCTGTTGCCTTTTCCGGACCCGACCCCAAAACTACCCCAACTTGATGTGAGGGTTTAACATCAATGTTTTTAAAATTAGGTATGAAGCCTCCGGCTGCGTAAGGGTCGAATCCGTGAGCTGCGCCAAAAGCGGATCTATAATTAGACCCCGCCGCACTACCTTTAGGCGGCATAATAGCGGATTGTGACATTCCGGGAAAACGTTTTACAGTTTCGGCGGAATTATACATCATAGTGCCAGCTCCCGGTTGACTCATCGTCCTTATAGCTCCAGCCCTATATCCTCCTGCCGCTGCGGCAGCTCTTTCTGAACTAGCGTTGGCAAAATTAGGAACGAAACCTTGCGCCCCTCCGGGAGCGCCCCTCATGCTGACTCCGCCCGCAGGGCCAACTCTTGCCCCTCTTCCGTAAAGTGCTCCAGCTATCGGGGCCGCTACTGCCGCCATCCTCGCTCTCTCTATAGCTTGAGCTTTTATGGTTGCCAAAATAGTTTGTTCGGTAGCTAAAATCCCCGCTGTGCCCGCTTGAACCCTAGCAAGGAGTGCAGGCTCTGCAGCAATATGAGCTATAACTGCCTCCTCTAAAGCTATCCTTTGTTGAGTCGCTTTATTTATCCCCATCACATCCATGAAAGCTTTACCTGTGAACTTTGCTAATTGGATGCCCAACTTCGTCACCACTGCACCTATAACTACGAGACCGGGTCCAGCAATTGTATTTCCTATCCCTTTTAAGAGATCAGCTCCTACCGTTTTACCAAATTCCTCAAATCTTCCCCCTTCAGAAAAAGAATCTATGATACTATTAACGGCATTTAACACTTTCGATATAGCGGGCACTAACGTAGCCCCACCTATATCTGATCCAGCCTTAGTTAAGTTGGCTAATGTTCTATTGACTAAAGCGTCTAGAGTTTGATTTAATTTTACGTTCTTTTGATACGCTTCATCGGTGGCGCTATTAGCTGCCCTTAAAGCTCCTCTGTAATTGGAAGTTTCTTGAGATAAATCAGCGAGAGCGGCTTTTAAAATATTAACTTGGAAAACACCTGCTACCTGCTCACTTATAGAAGCTTTCTGACTTTTACTTAAATTATCAAAATTATCCGCCAAATTTTGTAGAACTTGTATCCCGGATAATATTTCCCCATTCATTCCTGTTACCGCAACCCCTAAATCTTTCAATTGCTTTTTAACGTCACTTCTTTGTAAACGGGTAAAAATAGTTTTGAATGCGTTACCGATAACGGCACCACCTCGAGCGGTTCTTTGTTGGACAGCTGTAGTTATAGCCATCAATTCGTTCATGGAAACTCCAGCTGATTGAGCAGAAGCACCTACCCGACCAATAGATTTCGCCAAGTCTTCTGAGCTAACAGCAAACTTGGCGTCCACTTTCGACATTCTATTAATTACTTGAGCGGACGTAACTCCTTCTTTGTTAAAAGAGTTGACTGCGGCAGTAAGAGATTTAACAGAATCTGCCGCGTTCATTCCCGTCAAACGAGTGAGGATCAATGCATCCTTTGTCCTCAGTAGGGTTTTCTCCATTCCTAGACCCTGCCTAGCTAGTTCAGTGGAAGCCTCCGCAACGGTATCAAAACCTTGAGCGGTTTCTTTAGCTACCTTAAACATCCCCTTGCCAAATTTTTCCAGCTCCCTGTTAGAGACCTGCATGACGACATTAACGTCCATCATAGCTTTCTCGACTTTCATCGCGGAGCTTATCAAAGCTTTAAAAGCTCTATCTATCTGCATTATTATACCGGCAGAAGCACCAAAGGCGATAACGCGGGCATTAGAAGCTTCGAGAGATTTATTAAATTCGTCAGCTTTAACAGTGGCTTTAGAAAGGCCAGTGCCAAGTGCCCGAACCTTATCTCCGCCCCCCTTCCCTCCAAATTCTATACCGGAAGCTGTTTTGCGCAGCCTTTCGAATTGCCGGTTAAGGCGATCTACTTCGCGAGAAGCTTGCCTAGCTCGCAACTCTAGATCTACTGTTACTTTATCCGTAGCCATATTCCTAGTGTATTATTACACTATTTTTTGACTACATTCCGTGAAGTTTCATCATATCCTCCATATTAAGCTTACCGCCCTTCTCTGCGGCTTTTTTAGCTAAACTAATAGTCTCGTTAGGGTTGTCTAACCCTAAACGCTTTAAGTCCTCTTTAGTGGCTCCTACGAGAGATGTAGCGCTCCCTTCTTGTCCTGCGTTTTTCGATTTATCAAGGGTTTCCTTCGCGCTCTTTGTAGATTCAAACCATTCCACAATTTTTTCTGGATCATCTAGTATATTTTCTGGAGGCTTAGACTCAGAATTTTCCAACATTCCCTTATAATACCTACCGTATCCGAATAGTTCTATTTGATAAAAGGTGAGATCAACAAGGGGTTTTCCGAAGAAATTGTAAGCATTATTTTCGCATAGATAAAAAAGATTAGTGAAAAAAGAAGCTAAGGATATTTTCTTTAAGTTTTTCGAGTTAAATTTTTTTGTGTTCTCATTATAGCAGCCTATTAGTTTCACAATTTTCCCCTCCTCTAAATCCTCGAATTCCTCTTCTTCAAATAAAAGATTCCCATCCTCCTTCAGTAAAGCATGTTGCATGTAATGTTCATTAATTCTCCTACTTGCATAAGATTCCGCACAAAAACCAATCATTTCTTCTTTTTGTATTTCTAAAAGAGATAATTGAGATTGATTCTCTTCTAAATCTTTATTTATTTGATTTATATGAGCCTGTAGAAACACTTTCGATTTGGAACTTCTCAGGCCCGCAATCATACTTTTTAACTGAAGAATCTCTTTGTTTTTTTCCTCTGTCCAAATACCCTCCTCTAAAAGAAACTTTATTCTTTCTTCGCGAGTAGGAAGACCTTGAGAAACGGCTTTGGAATAGAAAGCTCTATTTTTTATATCTAATTCTGCTGAATCAAAATTAGTAAAATGCCTAATTCTTAACTTTCCCCCTAGTGGAGAATCTGTCAAGGTGTATCCCCTTAATATTTCGGAAAATGTGACTTTTAGATTAGAGTCATGCAAAACTACTTTTTAGCTACAGCTTTTTTCGTTTCTGCAGTTTTCTTTTGATCAGTTTCTTTGGGCTCCTCCTTATCCCCTTCCTCTATAGATTCTTCTTCATCTAATTTAAGAGCCATGTCAATCATTTCCTGAAACTCTTGCTGAGAATTTGGCCTTCCTACAAACCAAAAACTTACATAGTAAGCAAAACGACGAGCTACCATTATTCTAAAAATATCTTCACTCTCATCTATTTCATCATACTTTTCTAAACGGCTTTCAAAATTTCCGTCACCAAAAAATGCAGAGTCCTTTCCTTCCACTTCTTCATAAGCCAAATGAAGAACCCACCAAAGAATAACTTTATTACGAGCTCTATTTTCCGCTGTTTCTTCGTATAAACTATCTTCCACTAATTGAAGATCTCTAAGGTCTTTACGGACAGGTTTTACTTCCTCCTCTAAATCTTTAAGCTTTTTTTTCTGAGCAGTCGTGCGCTTCTTTTCGTCAATCTGTAAAATTTTAACCTGTTCTTTATGGAATTGCTGCAATTTATCTACTAG